TTTTCTGGAATATTATTATCCAATATATTAGTTGTGTTTAATATGTCTATAATTTCTGTTTCTATAAATGTTACAAGATCAAAGGTTGTTGTCAGTGCTGGATTTGCAAAAGCAGGCCCAAAAAACTTATTTGGAAAACCAGCATCTATACCAAACATTGCAAATTCTCCTGTCAAAGAGTTAAAGGAGTTTTCTGGAATAGCCTGTTGAAAGACAAAATTCCTTGTACCACTAAAATCTAACTCAACCTCATGTTCAAACTGATGAGCCAAAACACTACCGCTGTCAAATAAAGATACTGTTAATTTAAATATATCTTTACAATCAGCTGCTTGTGACGTATTCCCACCAACACAGCTTAAAACTGTAGCACGAACATTGGATACATGAGAATCTACATCCATTCCATAGTCCATTGTGAAACCACGATTGATTTGATCTATGGTCATATTTTCTTCTAAATCAAATGTGGATGTATAAGTACCGCCGGGGCCCTGTTTACCAGCAGTACAGAAATTACCAGAAGAACATCCCTTTGATGTAGATGCTCCATTATTAATAAAAGTACCGCCACTTCTTGTAAAATTTTGCATTGTCGGTAACTGATTTGGGGTTGTTTCTGATCCTATAACAATTTCTGTTTGTTGTGCATTAGAAGAATGGGATACCAAGACAAGAGGGAATACCAAAGAAGCAACCAGCAGCCAATATCCCAGTACCAAGCATGGAAAGCGCGCTAGTATTGTCTTCGATTTCGTGTTCATCCGAATCAGCATAGTCATCCAAGATTCCATCGTAATTGATTCCATCGTAATCATCATTTAATCCATATTCCAACGGGACATGTCTTCCTCCGTTGGATAAGATTCCGACGACTGATTCGAGTAATCGTTGTTCTTCCTTGGCTTCAAGTTTTTTAAATTTTTCTTTTTTTTTAGTTCAGCCATAAGTCTGGAGCCTGATGGTATATAATCTGGATTTTCTTCCCACGCAACTTCTGCTTCTTTTCCTATCTTACCTTTGTAGGGACAAGGTGTTCCTGCCATAATCATTGCATCAAAAATTCTTGCGTCCTGACATAGTGCAGCAACAGCAGCAACTTTCATACCCATTCCAAAAAGAGAACGAGACAATTTAAGACGTTCACAATTTTCATCTGTAACTGTAATACCTGATGCAATACCAAAAATTTGTGTTTGTACACCAGCGCTAAATGCTGACTTGCAGACATCACTGTTGTTTATAACTATAGATGGTGCAGAAGCAGTTGGTGGTGCTTTATCAGTTACTACGGTTGAACTTACTGTATTTGTATCAGCTGCGTATGCACCACCTGTTATTAAAATTGTTAACAGACTTCCGACCAAAATTTTATGTAAGTTACGCATTAGGCTCTCCCTATTACACACAAATCTGGTTTATATATCTATTTATAATAATAATTGGTTATATGCTATTTATATACCACTCAAGGTACTCATCTTCCCACAATATTTCATAATTATTACAATTACCGTAGGTTTTGATATGGGTATAAATTTTTCTTGTAGAATATTTTTCTATCATAGTTTTCCACCAACCAATCGATTCAACACCATTGTTAGTTGATATGCCTAGATAAACAAATCTTTCTGATTTTAAATATATCTCTCTAATAATTTCTGGAAGTCTTTCTTTTGGTAATTTCTCTATTGTTTCATAAGTAAAAATACCGTCAAAGTTTTCTTGAATTTTATCACCAGTATAATGTAATACTTTTTCTGATTTAGTATCATTAACTAAATCTGATATGTGTATATCGTTAACACTCATATCAGATTTAAATTTTTTATATCCTTCAATCCAACTATTCATTTTTTTACTTTAGTCAATAGATGTTTACGATTTATTTTACATCCTATAAATGCATTATAATATTCATCTGGTTTTAATAAACAATCTGTTTCAAACTGAAGTTTTGCTTCGTAGTAATTTAATTGTCCCTTTGTCTTACATAGTCTAACTATTTCTCTATCAAACAATTCTAATCCGTGTTCTTCTACTAACAACTTTACTTCTTCACTTGAGCCACAATAAGTTTTCCAATCAGTCTCCACTATCTTAATGCGTTTCCTTTTCGCACCCTTCAATGGAGGCAATCTCCTTTTTGACATTAAACCTTTTTTACCAATATATAACTTACCATTTATTGTGTTAGTTATTATATAAACAAAACCAAGGTTGTCTTCTATCATCTCACTTGTAAATGGTTTACCTTTATAGTGCCAAGTCATTATGTGTTATTTACTATTAGTTCTTGGCCAATGTCTGACCTGACAACAACTTGTCTGCAATTGTCATCATGTAATCCATACACTTGCATATGACTGCAACCCATACCACCACACTTACCAGTACCAGCAGGATTAGGTATTTTTTCAACAATCTCTCTAGTGCAGTATTTACATGTTTCCATAATATATTATATAGGTCTATATCCTTAAAAGTTTTATATTAGTAACAACACATATTCTTAATTCGTCTGTTTCTTTTTGAACAGGAACTTCATGTTGTAGTGTTGCTGGAAATATTATCATATCATCTTCAACAGCTGGATAATCAAATTCACCATACAAATATGAATTTGAAATATGAGAACGATCTGATATATTATATTGTTCATCCATTATTTGTCTACCAAATAATCCTGTAGGACTACTATTTACAAACCTTAAAGAACTGTGTTTCTCTGGATTGAAATTGATATAATGTGTACAAGAAAAATCATACTCTGGATGAGTATGAGCTTTCATATATTGACCTGTTTTAATTGCTGTATAGTTTACAATATTCCAATGATAATTAAAAAGTTCTCCACTAACAAAATCATTATGAAAAAAGTTATTAAAAGTTTTTTGATATATTTCTTTTAGTTTGTTATAGTTTATATCTATAAACTTTTCGTTTTCCCAATCGCCATAAGGATGATGAAGATTACTAGATCCCCACTCATTCCTATCACTATCTATCTCATAATTTTTCTTTATATCACCAACTATGTTTTCTTTATCATAGGAATTAGGATCAATTTTGACATTATGTATAGGAAACCCAAATAAAGTTACACCCAATTATTCATCCTCATTATCATAACCTTCAAGCTCTACCTCATCTTGCAATTCACTTTCTACCAATTTATTACCACAAAAAATACAATATTTAATAACATAATATCTTTCATTCATATTATGAGATATTTTGAATTCTGCTTCACAACCTTCACATACTATTAATTTCATTGAATTTCACAAAAACCTGCTGCACATGCAAGTTCCTGTGAACCGATAGTCATATCAGTCTGTTCATATTCTGACAATTTATTCCACTCCACATTTTTAGGCATCTTTTCTAAGAGCACTTCATATTCTTCTTTTGAGCAATCCTGATAGGGTGCTTGTTTATATGTATGTTCTGAAAATGGAAGAAAACTAACTCCGCTCATGTAGTCAAAATGTTCATAGACCCAAGCACCAACTTCAAGCCATTCATGTTCTTTTACAGAAATGGTTACAGAAGGTTTATGCTCACACCAATGTTCTTGGTATGTCTTCCAAAGTTTCAACTGATCAATTGCAGTCAAGTCTGTACGAAACATAGCACCTTGATCTACTTTATGAGGGAAAGAAAATACAGAAGTATGACTTGGATTCATAACATCATCCTCAACAGGAAATCCTTCAGCAACCATCATCATTGTAAGAGGGTCTTTTTTATCACCACGGACTGTTCGAACATAGTAAGGGTTGTGCCTTGCATGGATACCGGATGCAGAGTCTGTTAGCTGACTGACCGTCCCTGATGGTTTAACACACGTTACAGCAACACTTTGATTGATACCCAACTTTATAGAATATAGTTTGTTTGTATCAACTGCCATATTTTTTAAATCTGTTAGAATTGCTGGAAGTGAACCATTTGGGCCCTTACCATTTGTCAATTTACAATCCATGATACCTGTTAGAGATACACCAAGTAACCGTTCCTCTTCACAATTCTTTTTCCATGATTTAGAGATATATTTGAAGTTCACAAGTGTTGATTGGAATGTACCCAGAATCGTTGCAAGCCTCACCTTCTCCAAAAGAGACTCCCGTGTATCAGATGCACGAACTACAACCTCTGATAGATTACAGAACTCTCTGCTACGTAGAATAATTTCACTACAAGGATTTGTACCAAATGCAAAGTCTTCTGTATTTCTACGACCATTCTTAGATGCCATAAGTACAGCAGACTCACGATTGAAAATACCACGTTCACCAGACTTAGAATCATAAAGAGCCTTCCATTCATCCATAAAGATACCAATATCAGGTTTTTCAGAGTATGCAGCAGAATTATTTGCTAATGCACGTTGGGGATTGTCATCCCACCACTGACCACTTTTCGCATTACGCATACGGTCATCAGATAGATTAGATAAACTAATAAGGGCAGAACGACGAACACCACCAACTACTACAACTTCTGCAATTTTACACACAATATCATGTGCTTCAAGTGAAGATAATTTACGTCCAGCTGCGTTTTGAAAAACATTTACGGCAAAGTTAAACAAAGACTCAAGTGGTTCCGGCCCGCTGGCACGACCGCCAAAGGTCTTTAGAGGGGCGCCAGCGGGTCTTATCTTATCTAAGTTCCATCTGGGTATCTGTCCAATATACAACATTCCAACCAATTCTTTAAGTGCTTTTGCCCAGCCAAGCTTGGAATCTGCAACCGTGATAGTAGTGTCTGAGGGATGAAATTCATCTGCAATACGAGGAAGTTCAGCTATATATTGACGTTCCACACTGAAACCAACACCAGTACCATTCATAAGAACATATAGAATTTCGTCAAATGCTTGTGGACGGTCAACTGCAACATAAGAACAGTTATACCCAGCAATGTTCTCACGTTTCAATGCTTCACCAGCAGTCATAAGACAACGCATGGATGGCATAATACGCAAACCTAAAACCGATTGTTCTAATTCAGATCGTAAAGATTTTGATAAAGTGTAGTCAACAGTTTCTTTTAGATGTTCAGTAAAAAAATCAAAATACCTAGCAACAGTTTCATCCCAAGTTTCTCTGCGTTCTTTTTGTGGCAACCACCTTGAATATCTTGATAGGTGAATAAATTCTTGATATGATGTTGGTAGTAAATTAGTAGGCATTTATCTTTCTCCATTCTGCAAACCTTAACTTGGCACCAGCGCCAGAAAAGGTATTATTCTTTATGATTTCTTGTACTTCTTCTTTTGACATTCCAGACAGTATCATGTCATTAATATCTTTTTCTTTAATCTGTTCTGGCCACAGAACAATACTACAACCTTTATTAATAGTTTTTTCAATCTGTTTGTTTATCTCCTTGTTTCTAGGTTCATTATCAAATATAACTGTAAAATCTCCTTCAAGTCTATCAAAATCAGAACCACCAACTGCAAGACAATTATCAATAAATAAACTATCCAATGGGCCTTCACACACATAAAAGTGTTTGGATTTATCTACTCTATCTAACCCGAATATCTTATCACTTTCTTTTAACTTGATGGTGATATACTTAGGTGTTTCATTTCCAAACGCTCTTCCTTGATAAGCAAATATTTCTCCTTTATTATCTCGAAACGGTATCATCAATCTTGGATGATCACCACCCAAATTGTAAAATTTATTCGGTATTAAAGTGTTGGTAAATTTAAAGAATGAATCACATAGGTATATATCTTTGAGTGATTCTTTTGGTAGCTTTCTCTTCTCAATAATCTTTCTGGCAGGATGCTCTGATTCAAGTTTCGAGATAGATATAAGGTCTTTGAATATATCTTTTTTACGAAACACTGGTGCATTAAATTTAAACTCTGGTTTTGGTGTGAGAGTATCACAACCTGTTTTATATCGTTCCATTATATAGTCTTTGTGAGTTTTTGAGTCTATATACTCTATCAACTTACCAACTGTGGTTCCGACATCACAATTATGACACTTGAAGAATAGATCATTCTTCTTTTGATATACAAATCCTCTAGCTTTTGTTTTATTCTTTTGAGAATCTCCACAATAAGGACACCTAAAATTCCAAAGGTTATTACTCTTCTTTTTAAATTTTTGGAGTTGTGGGGAAATAATGTTAAGATATTTTATGTCAATGTATGAACTCATTAACACATACTACTTCATTCAAGAGGTTTTGTCAACCCCCTATTACCATATATTTTTGAATTATAAATCCTGCAATAATTGAACCACCTATGATGATCCATCTCCAGCGTTCTAAAACACCTACTCTTTTACTTAGCTCATCTCGTATTTTTTGTATTTCTTTATTTTGTTCATTATGTTGGGAAACTGCTGCAGCCATTATTTCTTTAGTATTTGTAGTAATACGAGAGTGTAAATCATCTATCTTTTTCTCTAGATCATCCCTACGTTTTTCTATATGGTCTTCTGTTGCAATTATTGCTTCTTCTTGTCTAGAAATCTTTTCTTCGTGAACGGCAAGCATACGATGAATTGAGTTGGAGACATCAGTTAACTTCTCTATTGCAACATCCAAACGGACGTAAATTTTTGTTTGTTCATGCAATTCTTTTTTGATAAGAATAACTTCTGTCTCCAACTTATCCATTATTTACTCTCCACTTCTCGTAACAGACCAGATACCCCAAGCAAGAGCACCCCAAAGAATAACTTTGGTTAAAGGTATTGCAAAGAATAATACTGCTACAGCAGCTGCTGCAACAATAACTCCTTGGTGTGTAGACGCTTCAGATATCCTTTCTGAAATCCATTTACTAATCATACTAATCTCCTTTTTCTAACTTGTTAACTTTGGCTTCAAGTTCGTTAATCTTACGATTAACATGGGGATATTTTTTCTTCCAATTCTCTTCATCTGCAAGAACCTTCAATCCCAACTTTTTAGAAGCCCATGTCGAAACATCATCAACTTTCGTATAGAACCACAGTCCAGCTTTAGTTTGTGCAAACCAACTACCAGCTGCACTACCAAGTATACTCCCTGTGATATTAGATATGATAAAAATCCACATATCAAACTCCCTTATAAAATTTTTGGAGTTCACCGTAGTTAATAATCTTTAACATATAAAGCATATCATTCATCTTTAATTTTTTTCCCCATAATTTATGACACCTTTCAACAGACTCTTTCATTGCTTTAAATTTATAATAAGTGAGTCCTCTTGCATATATAACTATAGAATCCGATCCCCAACTATTTTTATTGGATAAAGGATTTCTCACGATTAACCCCAATCACTCATTCTGCATTTTTTGCAATTGCAAGAGTTGCAAACTTCTGTTTGCCACCTAAAAGATGATTTTTTATTAGCATCATTTTTGTCTACATATTCTTTCAAAGGTTTACCACAATGAGAATCATTACCACAATTTTTACATTTAAACATCTAAATCACTATCTCTAGGAACTATAGACCATCTACCAAATGATACAACTGCACTATGTGCAAGAAAAATTTTCCAAGATGGTATACTAGGATTAGAATCTTTCATGGCCATCAAGAATACGTCATCTGCTGCTTTCTTTGCCTTACTAACTGTTTCTGGATTTTCACCACCAAGACTTTTACTTGATTTCCTACGGTATTGACGAATTCTTAAATATAGAAGATCATGAATAATTGCAGCTCGTGCAATGTCCCAAGGTGCAATCATAGTCCAAAGAAATTTAGGTGTAGATGCAAGATCAGTTTTAAATCCAGCATAACAAGTAATTTTGTTGTCAGGTGCCTTAACCCCAACATCCATAAGAGCACTAATATTAATTTTATCATTTTGATATGATAATGCTCTAGATAAAATCCATTGTTTAGGTGGATTATATTCTGCTTGTATTTTGTTATTAAAAGTTCCCAATTTAAATTTCCTTACAATTTTTATTTCGTTTAAACTTACTTAGCTTCAAGTTCAAGTTTAAGTTCTTCAATCATACGAGATTTAGTTTTTCTACGATCAAGTTCTATACCACGCTCAAGGGCCCAATCATCAAGTTTTTTCTTAGACATTTTTTTAAAGTTTGGAAGTTCTTCTTCTTCTTTATCCTCATCGTGAGAATGTTTACCTTCGTGTGGGTGAGAATGTACTGTGCCATCTTCGTGCTCATGTTCGTCTTTATTATCCTCAACTTGTAAAGTTGGAGCAGAAAAATCTAAGTCTCCCATATACCTTTTAAATTTAATATCACTATCAGTGTCTTCACCCATATCACTTACTTTATATTCTCCACTTTCTACACCAGATGTAATAACTCCATCTACAACTTTTGCAATAATAGACTTTCTATCAGCACGTATGTTTTTAATTTCAACATTAATTTCTTTAGCTTTCTCAATTAAAAATTGAGTTGTAAATTTTGCGTCACTATTCCACTCTTGGATAATTGACCACCTTAAATCTGCATAATTCATTTCTTTACTCCTTCTTTCACTTTTGGTTTTATGGCATCTTCATAATATACAATAATTGATTTTTGCTGTTCGATATATCTTTTAATCTCTGCCATATTCAAAGCAAGAGTTTCATAATCTCTTACACTTATAACATATGCAACTAGAGGATCACCATTTTCTTTTTGGAAAGCTGCTTTAAACTCTTTAAAGTTTTCTTCCGTAACAACCCACCACCTCATATTAGTGTTCATTCTAATTTTAGGAGGCCTGTTCTGTGGTGGTATTTGTCTTTCTACCTCTACAGTTTTAACTTCAATTTGTTTTAGTGGATTCCAAGTCGAACAACTACTTAATATCAGGGATACTAGTAGTAGACTCGAAACTTTCCAATAATCTTTTACTTGCATTGTTTATCTTCTTTTCCCAGACGGCAGGTTCTTCTGCACTTAATTTTTTCAAATTAATTTTACGTAGTTTAGTTAACAGATTATTCTTATATTTAGTTGCCTGTACCAACTTAACATTCAGTTCACTATTTAGTTGTTGAAACTTCTTTGCATCTGCAATAAGAGTGTCAATAGTATTACTTTGTGTTTTTGTAGCCAATTCTAGTTTTGCACTATTCTCTGTGAGAGTGGCAATACGTGCTTGTGTGTCTTTGTAGTAATAGAAACCACCATAGACAACACCACCTACAAGACCAAGAACTGCTATTAGTATATAAACTTTTATCATTTTAAATAATTAAATCCTTAT